TATGGCTATAACACAGGCAATTGCTAACTCTTTCAAAAAAGAATTATTGGAAGGTCAGCATAACTTTAGTTCGGGACAGGATAAGTTTAAGATCGCTCTTTATACTTCTTCAGCTACTCTAAACTCGGCAACAACTTCTTTTACAACTGGAAACCAAGTTCCAAACACAGGTCAATACACTTCTGGTGGAGGTTTACTTGTTAACAATGGAACTTCTATTTCAGCTGGTGTCGCAAGAGTTGACTTTGCAGACAGATCTTTTACTGGTGTAACGTTGACTGCTAGAGGAGCTTTAATCTACAATACTTCAGCAACTGCAACTAATGCAGCTGTTGCAGCTTTAGATTTTGGAGCAGATAAAACAGCGACAGCAGGAGTATTCACAATTCAGTTTCCAGCGCCTACATCAACAGCAGCGATTTTAAGAATCTCTGGTTAATTCATAGGAGTTAAAATCCTATGGCATCAGGAACTTGGAATACAGGCTATTGGGGCCAAAACCAATGGAATGATTCAGCTAACCCTACTTTTACTTTAACGGGTATTACTCTTACAGGTGCTCTTGGAACACCTACTGAAGTATCTGGTGAAATAAATACAGGTTGGGGTCGTCTTGAATGGGGTATTAATGCGTGGGGTGAGTTTGGAACAGCTCTTCCTACAGGTGTTTCTGCATCTTTTAATGTAGGAACTATCGCCGTTCAAATTGATGTCACTGCAACAAATTCTACAAACAACGGTCAAACGATAACTGGTGCTCTTGGAAGTACATCTATTGATATTCAATCAAAAGTATTTCCAACTGGAGTAGCGATGACAGGTGCTTTAGGCACAGCAGATGCTAGTCCTGATGCATTAGCTAGCACTAATCATGCTATAATGGGTCTAGGATCACTAGATGCATTTAACCAACAAGGTTGGGGTAGACAAGGTTGGAATGTAAATGCATGGGGTGTTGAAGGTCAATACGCAACTGCAACTCCTACAGGCATAGCGATGACTGCAGCTGAAGGAACTTTAGCGTCTACAGGAACAGCCACATTAACTCTTAATACTTTAAATGTTGCTAACGCAACTTTAGGTCAAGCAGACCCTGCACCTGATGCAAATTTATTAAGTCAGTTAGCTACTATGTCAACTGGCCAATTAGGATTTCAAGGTGATGTACCACAAGATGTAACAGGCATTGCAATGTCTGCAAACCTAGGAACTGTTGTAGCAGTTCCAGCACAAGAAGTAGATGTTACAGGTCTTTCAGGTCTTGCAAGAGTAGCTTCTGTTACCGCTGCAATTCATGTAGATGTACAGGTTACAGGAAATGCCTTGACTATGACTCAAGGTTCTGGTAGTGCTTTAATCTGGAACGAAGTAAATACAGGTTCAGCGCCTATTACGCCTCCAGGATGGAGAGAAGTAGCTGCATAATGAGTTTGACACAAACTCAATTTTTTAGTAAATTAACGTGAATAAGGAATTTAAATTATGGCAAATTCAACATCAGCTAATTTAAAATTAACTGTACAAGCAACTGGTGAAAACTCAGGAACTTGGGGACAAATTACAAATACTAACCTACTAATCCTAGAACAAGCGATTGGTGGTTTTACAACTTTCAACGTAACAAATGCTAGTAGAGCACTTACTTTTACAAATGGTGCTTTATCAAATGGTAAAAATGATGTTATTAAATTAACAGGTACATTAGCAGGAAACTTAAACGTAACAATTCCAGATTCAATTGAAAAAGTTTACAACGTACAAAACGCATGTGATCATGCAGGAAACACTTTAACTTTTAAAACTACATCTGGAACAGGTGTTCTTTTATGTGAAGGAAATAATTACGTATTATATTCTGATGGTACAAACGTTGTAAAACTTTCTGAACAAAGAAACTGGAGAGCAGTGTCAGCAGCAGAAACAGTCCAAGCTGGTGCTAAACTTTTAGTAAATACAAATGGTGGAGCGGTGACAATTACGCTTCCAGCATCACCTGCTACAGGAGATGAAGTACATTTTGTAGATCAAGGTTATGATTTCAATTCTAACGCATTGACAGTTGGAAGAGCAGGATCTAATATAGCTAATTCAGCAGCGGATCTTGTGGTTAATACACAAGGTGCAGCATTTGGATTAGTATATTCAGGTGACGCTACAACAGGATGGACTTACACGGAGAAATAATATGGCAAATTACGAAGCAACAAAATACGATTTTTCAGGAGCAAACCTTACAGGTATCGAAGGAATTCCTACGGCAACTATTGTGCCATGGTCTTCTTCTTCAGTGCCAACAGGTTTCTTAGAATGTAATGGTGCATTAGTTTCAAGATCAACTTACTCTGCATTATTTGCAATTATAGGTACAACTTATGGAGCTGGAGATGGTTCATCTACTTTTAAATTACCTGACTTACAAGATAACGTAGCAGTTGGAAAATCAAACAATAAAAGCTTAGGTTCAACTGGTGGAGCAAACACAGTTCAGTCTACTGGAAACGTAGCAGGATCAACTGCAAATGCAACTTTATCAGAATCACAACTTGCATCACACGATCATGATGCTAGATTTAGAGGTGGATCACCAATTGGTGTTCCTAACTATCCACTTCAATGGACATGTGATCAATATGCAAACCCAGGAAATTCAGGGCAAACTAACCCTCAAAAAAATGTGACAATTAATGCTGGTTCAGGTAGTGGTCACTCGCATAATATGAGTGCTAACTTTGTTGGTGATTCAACTTCAGTTTTGCAACCATATTTAGCAGTAATTTATATTATTAAAACGTAGGAGAAAAAATGGCAACGAACGCAACATGGACAGTAGTATTTGAAGACAAGACAATCATCAAACAAAGTGGTGCTGATGCAGGTCAATATGTTATTGATGATAATGCTTTTTGGTCTAGAGCGGATTACCAAAATTTTTGGGCTATTCAATATGGAACTTCACCTGCTTCAGATGAAGTAGAGTATAGAGATGGAACTCCACACACATCTTGGGAAAGCACAGGATTATCTTTTTCAGAGTTTACAAACAAATGGGACGCAGCTCATTTAGCTTTTTTACAAGGTAATTGGGATAATGATGATAGAGATGAGTCTGAAAAAGGCCCTAGACCTACTTCTTATTCTTCAAGTTAATTACGTAGCTCTCACATTAAGCCAAGAAGTCAAAAGATATTTTTCACCAGATATAGGTGGATTACCTCTGTGAACATATGGAAAACCTGCAGGCCAAATAACTATTCTACCTGCTTTAGGTTTTACTCTTTTAGAAAAATGTAAAAACTCTGTTTCTCCACCTTCTTCTACATCATTTAAATATACAGAAAAAACAAAATTTCTTGGTTCCATACCCCAGCCTTTTCCATGTTCAATATGCCAAGTATGATAACCTTCTGTTTTTAGTGTTTTTTGTATTTTTAATTCTGTAAAATGAAAATCAGGATAACAGTCTGATGCTCCAGTATATTTAGCATAATGTTTAAAAGCTACATCAAAATTAATTATTAAACTTTTTAAATGTTGCCACCAAACTTTTATATTTTGTGGACCTGCAAAATATTGTTTATCTTGTTTAACTAAAATAGGAGAATCTTCAAACTGAATTCTATTTAGTGTTTTATTAAATTTATCTTGATTTTCAAACACTTCTATTGCTTTATTGCATTCATCTTTTGATATGTAATTATCATATATTCCAATAAAATTTTCTATGCTGTGTGTTTTTTCTTTATTCTCCATCAAGTATCCTCTCTATATTTTCTACAATTAATTTTGGATCTATCTCAGAAGAATCTGGATAGTCCGATCTTATGTTTATATTTTTTTCATATCCAAACATTTTTGGGGATGAAATTCCCCAAAGACATACACCTTTTTTATTAAAATGTCTATTGGAACACATATGCATTAAAGAGCTATCTATGGATATAAAAGCAGAACAGTATTTAGCATATACCATAAAAGATTCATAATTTTCTTGAGGCATTTCTAAACAACCAACAATTTTAGGTTGGTGCTCTAATCTATAATTTAAAATATTCATAAAAGGGTATTTGTTTTTTAAAATATCTACAACCTCTTGACCATAATTGTATCCTCTATTTATTTCTTTAATATTACTTTCTCCTCCTTGAAATTGCACCATTATAAATTTATTTAATTTTATAATTTCAGATCTTAATTTTTTTTCTAATGATTCATTTATATATAAATCAGGTTCTCTTATATATTCTTCAACACCATATAATTCTGCAAATGAATCTATTAAATGTATATCTCCTTTTAAAAAATTACTATTGTAAGGTTCTCCACAAATAATATTTTTATATTTTTTATAATGATAATGAGAGGTATCTGTTAAAAAACTATTGTCATATAAAAATTGTCTTACTACTTTTGGGTGATATTTAAATACTGGGTATAAAGAACTTCCTATACAAATCTTATTTTTTTCTTGTTTGTATAAACCATTGATTATTGCAGTAAATGCAATTTGTTTACCTAGACCTCCATATACAAAATATAAATTTGGTTTACTCATAACAAAAATTAGCCATTGCGTATCTCGTTGCAGTATTCTCACTAAATTGTAAAGAAGCATGATACAACTTTGCATCAAAAATTATAGCCCTGTTTTCTTTAAATCCAACATGTGTATTTATTACAGCTTTATTTGAAGGAACAACATCATAAAACCCTGTTCCACTATTAACAAGATGTTCCCCTTTTAAATATATTAAACAATTAAAATAATTATCATCATTGTGAGGAGTTGGGTCTTTGTGTTTTGTACTTAAAAAATATGAAGATTCAGTTTTATCTGGATTGTATTTAAGATCATATGTTTTCAAATTGTCATGCATTTCTTTTAAGGCAAAATGATTCTTATCTATATTTTGATAAAAGTATATTTTTTGATATATGGTATTTTTTTGATCGTTAAATCTGTTAGTAAAATTAATAGCTGACAGTTGATTCTGTATTTTTTCTAGAGTTTCTGATTTAAAAAAATTATCTTTTACTATTATTTTGTCTTTTATATCCATATATATTTTGTTTTTTTTCCGACTTTCATTATGTATAAAACTAATATATAAAGCACTATATGCTACAAAAATTAAATTTCAAGCCTGGTTTCAATAAAATGGTTACAGATTCGGGAGCCGAATCTCAATGGGTTGATGGTGATTTTGTTAGATTTAGATATGGTTTACCTGAAAAAATAGGTGGATGGAATCAATTAAGTATTGCAGGAGAGACTCTACCAGGAGCAGCTCGTGCACAGCACACTTGGACATCACTTGCTGGTGAAAGATATGCAGCAATTGGAACATCACAAGGTTTATTTTTATATTATGGTGAACAGTTTTTTGACATTTCTCCATTAGACACAGCGATAACAGGATGTACTATTTCTACAACTACTTCATCAACAACAGTAACTATTCACAAAGGTTCTCATGGTTTACTTGCGGGAAGATATATTACGTTATCTTCTGTTACTGTTACAGGTGCATCTGATTTTACTGCAGCAGAATTAGAACAATCTTATGAAATTTTAACAGCGGCTACAGATAGTTTTACTATTCAAGCTTCACGTGCTGAAGGAGGATCTGGTATGTCTGCAGCTGGAGCTGCAACAGTCAATCCTTATGTTACGGTAGGACCAACTAATCAAACAACTGGTTATGGTTGGGGTACGTTAACATGGGGAGCTGAAACATGGGGCACAGAAAGATCTACAAGTTCTGTAGTTCTAGATCCAGGAAACTGGAGTCTTGATAATTTTGGAGAAGTATTGGTTGCAACCATTAGAGATGGAGAAACTTTTACTTGGAATGCAGGAGCAACAAGTGCTAGAACAATTAGAGCTTCGAAATCAACATCAGGTTTTTCTACATCAGCTAATCCAACGGCATCAAGATTAACACAAGTGTCTGACAGAGATAGACATCTATTTCATTTTGGAACCGAAACAACTATTGGTGATCCTACAACTCAAGATCCAATGTTTATTAGATTTTCAAATCAAGAAGATTTAAATACATATACACCTACATCTACAAACACAGCAGGTACATTTAGATTAGATAAAGGAAACAAAATTGTAGGAGCTGTATCAGGTAAAGATTATACTTTAGTTTTAACAGATAGCTCTGCATATTTAATTCAATTTGTTGGTCCACCATTTACATTTAGTGTTAGACAGATTGGTACAAACTGTGGATTGATTGGACAACATGCATTAACTTATTCTGATGGTAAAGTATTTTGGATGTCAGGTGAGGGTGGTTTCTTTTTGTTTGATGGTACTGTAAAATCATTACCATGTCTTGTTGAAGATTTTGTATTTACAACAACAGGAGATAATTTAGGTTTAAATTTTAATGCAAATGATGTTATCTATGCAGAACACAATACACTTTATGGAGAAGTAAATTGGTTTTATCCAAAAGATGGATCAGACCAGATTGATCGATGTGTGACGTATAATTATAATGAAAATGTTTGGACAACTTCATCATTAGCAAGAACTACTTACGTTGATACTGGAGTATTTAACGTGCCCTATGCAACAGAGTATAATTCAACTGCAACACCAGTATTTGCTGATATATTAGGAATCACCAATACTTATGGAGCATCAACATACTATGCTCATGAGGTTGGCACAGATCAAGTTAATAGTTCGGGAACAACATCAATTAACGCTTTTATACAATCTGGAGACTTTGATATTACACAGAGAAGAAGTGCATTAGGAGGATCAACCGGCCTTGCAGATTACAGAGGAGATGGTGAATTCTTTATGTCTGTTAAAAGATTTATACCAGACTTTAAAGTTCTTACAGGTAATTCAAAAATAACATTGTTGTTAAATGACTATCCAAACAACACAGCTGCAAGCTCACCGCTTGGTCCCTTTACAATTACATCAACTACTGATAAGATAGATACTAGGGCAAGAGGAAGACTTGTTGCTCTTAAAATAGAAAATGATAGCACAGGCGAGACTTGGAGATATGGTACTCTAAGACTTGATGCACAACCGGACGGAAGAAGATAATGGCAAATATTTACGACAATCCTTTATTACAAAATATACTTTTTCCTAAGACTCCTGAGTTGGGAGAAAATTTATATAATCCTCCTGGCATAAGAATGCTTGCAAGTAGAATAAGACCTGAAGTAGATACAGAACCACTTTCTTATGCTGGACTTTCACCAATTAATTTAATGCCTGATCTAAATTACCCTGAGTTTGCTGAAATAGACAAGGGTGCTACAGGAACCATTCCAACACTTGCACTTGATAACACAGGTATTATGAGTCAAGCTCCTTTAGGATTTGATACATCTTTTGGTGTTGCAAATGAACCTGATGAAGAACAAGTAGAATTTTTAGGAAGTCGACCTAATAAATTTCAAAAAGGTATTGCAAAATTATTTGAACTGTTTCAAAGATTTTCACCAACAGCTGCAATTGGAAGAGGCATTGAAAGTATTAGAAATAGATTTGATACAAGAAAAGCTATTCAAAGAGACATTCAAAGAGATCCTCAAGGAATTATTAATCAAGTAGTAAGTCCTAGAATTATGAATATACAACCAACAGATCAGGATAGAGGAAGAGGACAAATATCTAGTCGAACAACTAGCGCACCTAGAAGACCTTCAAGTAATGCGTATTCAGAGGCGAAAAGGAGTTTTTTTAGAGACTAATGGCTAAGATATCAGTTAATATACCTGAACCAAAAGAAGAGTATGATGTATCTAATCAAAGACAAGTTTTAGAAGCATTGGATACTGTAAAAAATCAACTTAACTTTTCTTTTCAACAAGACTTAAAAAACGAACAAGAAGCTTTTAATTATTTTTTATCATGACAATAAGATACAAGAATCAAGGTTTTAAACAATCTGGCACAGGAAAAACTACAGTGTTCACATGTCCTAGTGATGGAACAGCTATAGTTAAAAGTATTTACTGTGCAAATAATGATGCATCATCAGCTATCTTAGTTAACATGAATTTTGTTGACTCATCAGATTCAAGCGCTGAATATGAATTTTTTAGAGATGACGTAGCTGCTAAAGAACAAGTAAATGCTACACCTCAAGGCTTGAATTTAGAAGCAGGAGATGCTATAACTGTGCAAGCAGCTACAGGTAGTAATAAAATACAAGGCCTGATAAGTTATGCTTTAATAGATAGATCGCAAGAAAATGGATAAAGATAAAATAGAACATACTCATGATAATGGAATTACTCATTCTCATGAAGGAGGAGATGTTCCTCACACACATGATGAGTTACCAAAAATAGAATGTACAACTATAACAACATATAGAAATACTAAGACAGGAGAAGTGCATAAAGAAAAAGTAGAGGGACCTGATATCGTACAAGATGTTACAGTTCAAGTTACTAATAAAGGTCTAGAAGTATTTCAGAAAGTGATGAATGAAAATAAGAAACCAAAACCCTAGAGGTGGCACAGAGTTACAATTTGAATATTTAAGAAATCATGTTGAACATAGCTTACTTAATCAAGTAAAAATTTGTACATCCGTACCAGAAAAAACACCATTAGATCCAACAAAGATAAATATACTTTGGCAAAAAAATTCTTGGGATCAACCTAATTTACATCCGTGGTTTAAAGATAAATCTAATCACAATAAATATGATTGGTATGTATTTAATTCTAATTGGAACTTTGAACAATTTACTAAACACTTTGATTTACCTAGAGAGAAATGTGTTGTAATTAAAAACGGTATTGAGAATGTAGAACCTATACCTACTATATATAAAAAAGGTGATCCAATAAAAATTATACATCACTGCACGCCATGGAGAGGATTATCTGTATTGTTAGGTGCAATGCAATTAGTTAAAAATCCTTTAATTACTTTAGATGTGTATTCATCTTGTGAAGTATATGGTCAAAGTTTTTTTGAACAAAATGATCATCAATATAAAGCTTTGTATGAACAAGCAGAACAATTACCTAATGTAAATTACATCGGTTACAAACCAAATGAATATATAAAAAAACATTTAAAAGATTACAGAATGTTTGTGTATCCTAGTATTTGGGAAGAGACGTCTTGTATATCTTTATTAGAATCTATGTCTGCAGGTTTGTATTGTATTACAACTAATTATGGTGCTTTGTATGAGACAGGTGCAGAGTTTCCAATGTACGTGCCATATTCAAATGATTATAAAAGTCTAGCTAAAAAGTTTGCTGCAGGAATAGAAGCAGCTGCAGATATGTTAGATACAGACGGAATAAATCAACATTTAAAAATGCAACAAAACTATGTAAACAGGTTTTACGATTGGAATGTAAAAGGACAAGCTTGGACTAGATTTTTAATGGGGGCTATAAATGCAAAACAATGATCCAATATGGTTTTCTGAACAAAAGAAAACAAACGCAAACGCAGATACATATCAAACAGAAAAAATAGAACAGGTAGATTCTGTAAGAACTATAAACATAAATGAAATGTTAGATCGACCAAAAGCAAAGATCATGGTAGCTACTCCATGTCATAGCGATGTGTCTATGCATTATTGTCAGGCTGTATTAAAATTTCAATTAGAATGTATGCAACAAGGTATTCTTGTTAGCTTTACATTACTTAAATCATCACTTGTTACACAAGGTAGAAACCTTTGTGTTGCAGAGTTTTTAAATCACAAAGACCATTACGATTATCTTTTATTTATAGATTCAGACATAGATTTTAATCCTAAGACTATTTATAAAATGATAGGTGCAGATAAAGATGTTATCTCTTGTCCATACCCAATGAAGACATTTGATCTTGATAAGATGTGGAAGAAGATGAAAGAGACAGACATTGTTAAAACAAAAGATGATGTACTAAGAGCCGCACATGTATTTCCTATTAAGATTGGTAAGAACGAATTAGAAATGAAACATGGTGTTATAAAGGTAACTCATGCTCCTACAGGATGTATGTTAATTAAAAGGTCTGTTATTGAGAAAATGATTAAACATCACCCTGAATTAGAGATATATCAACCTACTGTAATTAATGGTAAAGAAGTTAAAAAAGAAAACTTTTACAACTTATTTGATACTTTACATGATGTAGAGACCAAAAGATATTTTGGTGAAGACTTTGGTTTTTGCCAAAGATGGACAGATATGGGTGGAGAGGTCTATATCTATGCATTGGACTATATTACTCATGTTGGTGACCATCAATATTGTGGTCGATTCTTTGATCTATTGGAACATGCAAAACGTGTTGACGATAGTGAAAAAATCAAATAAACTGCAATACTACAGGAAATATACCTGCCCTAAACTAGTTTAATTAAAATATGACAATATCACGTATGCAAAACCAGAGACAAATGTATGGCCTAGGAAGCTTAGTAAAATCTATTACTAAACCTCTTAAAAAGGTAGCTAAAGGTATTAAAAAAGTAGCTCTTCCTGCAGCAGCTCTGTATTTTGGATCTAAGATACCTTTTGGTGATAAAACTTTAGGATCACTTTTTGGAGATAAGATAAGTGGTATTTTAAGTAGTGAAGCTCTTAAAAAAGGAATGGGTAAAATAGGTGATACACTTCTTGATGTAGGTGTAGGTTCTTTAGTAGGTGGTGGTTTAGATTATCTTCAAAGATCAAAATTACCTCAACCTGAAGAAAAAATACAAGGTAGAAGTAGAGCAGAGATAGACGAAGTCATATCTGGATTAAAAACAAATTATGAAAATTTAGGATATGAACCAGGTGAAATAGATCTTCTTGTAGAACAATATATTAATCAAAATTATCCAGGATACTACAGAGCAGATGGTGGCAGAATAGGTTATGCTAGAGGAGATACTGCAGAACAAAATGCTATGCAGGCAGCAGGCATCATGGATCTACCATTAAATCAAAACCCTGCAGGTGTAACAGAATTAGATCTTAGAGAAACAGGTGGATTTATTCCTCCAGTTGGTGTAAAAGAAAAGGCAGATGACATTCCAGCAATGTTGTCAAATAACGAATTTGTATTTACAGCAGATGCTGTAAGAGGAATGGGTGATGGTAACGTCGATAAGGGTGCAGAACGTATGTACGCTATGATGAAACAATTAGAAAACGGAGGAAGAGTCTAATGGCTACAGATACAATAACACAAATAAATCAACCAGCTCCGTTTATTGAAGCGGCAGCAAAACCGTTTTTACAAGAACTAACAACAGCAGTTGGTGATTTTAAAGGTCAAGATCTTACT